GGTACTTGGCTGCGTTGGCCTTGGTGGAAGTAATTATTGGAGCGCCATCGAGCGAGGAACCCCAAGCCTTCAGGTATTTAGAGAGGTTCCGGTCAACGTCCAGGATGACGATGCCATTGCCACGGATGCCGGTGAAGACACCAACAGCTTTGAGATCAGAGTTGCGTTGGACCGCGAGAGCTACATCGGCAGGTCCGAACTTCTGTTCGTAGCTGGCTTCTAGAGGGTTCTTGCCAGTCGCTGGCTTGCCCGAGAGCATCCGAGTGCCCTTTGCATAGATTGGGGCGTAAACGAGCCCTTCAGGCAGCGTCTTGACGAACTGATTGAAGTTCATGTAAGATTGGAACGGAATGTAAAACAAACCCGATTTGCCCCTAGATCTCCAGGGCAAGTCGGGTGTTTTTTTATCCTACCGGAGGTTGACTGGGCGTCAATCGCGGATTACAGTATCAAGGCGTCCAAATGAGACGCGAGAACCAACACGAGAACCATCGCGAGAACCTTTCATGAAATTCTCCTCTGGATTCCTTTCTGTTCTTGAAAGCGAGAACGAAGGATCGTCTTCAGCAGATAACTATCTGCGTTACACCAAGCTTGAACAAAGCAAGCCTGCAAATTTCTGCCTGCTTGAGCAAGATCCGCTTGAGTATTGGCTGGTTTGGGGTCAGGCCAAGACGGATGGCAGCATGAAGCCCTTCCGTTTTCTTGAACAGCCCTCCGAGGCTGACATTGAAGCTGAGTTTGGCCCTGAGTACGGTCCTTGTTTCAATTATGACCCTGTACTTGGCCGCCCAAATCCTGAGAAAGGAGTGCGTAAGCCTGGTCAATGCTTGTGCTGGCCTGTTTACAACTGGGATGCTGAGCGCGTCCAAGTGCTTGAGGTGTCTCACATCTCATTGGCGCGTCAGTTTGCCAAGTACGGCTTGAACAAGAAGTACAGCCGCAACCTGCTGGATTGGGACTTCGAGTTGTCGAAGATCAAGGCCGACATGGTGAAGTACGAGCTTCTGATCGTTCCCCGAGATGAGGACGAGCATGACGAAGCTGCGATGGAGAAAGCCTGGAAGTCTGCGGAGAAGGCTGGTTTCGATCTCAACCGGATCGTGACTGGTGGTGATCCATTCAGCGAAGGCTGATACAAGAAAGGGGCCGAAAGGCCCCCTTTTTTATTGGTCGTATTTAGGCAGTTGCAAGCCTTTGCGTTGCATTTTCAACGACTGTGTTCTGGCCCCCTGAGCAGCAGCTGCGATAAAAGCGTGTCTGCGTTGATCGGCATCAAGCTGTTTCTTGTCTTTCTCATCCAGTTGGGACGCATCGACGTGAGTGAACAGTTGAGCGGTCTTGTTTTTGTGCTTTCGCAAGCCTGCGTTGGCTTGAGCGTTTAGGTAGGGACCAGCTTCTGAGTCCGTAAGGACTCTTAACCCGCCGTTTTGAGACCGCATGACCAAAGGTGGCAGGCCGAGATCGGCTCTGTTCTTTTCGATCGTGACTTTGAGCTTGTTAAGAGCAAACGACATTGGGTCTTGTCGTTCTCCTCGTTCAAAGGCTGCAATCTTTTCGGCAACGTTTGATTCAAGGATGTAAAACGCATCTTCGACCTGTTGGCGACTGTATGAGTCGCCTTTTTTCATGCTCGTGATGTTGATGCCAATGGTCTGAAGCTTTTGAACGTCATTCATGGATTTACTCCAGGAGGAATGGGTGCTCCATTGATCGTTGGAGCGGACGATGGCGTTGGGCAGCAATGCTCCGCGGTGTGCGGCTGGGGATTGTCCTGAGCAACTACGCTTTGATTTTCACCAGCTTCACCGCGTAGGGCTGCTGATGTTGAGTAGGGCTTTAATCGTGAGCCCAAGACGATGGCGATGGAGCGCATTGCAAGGCGATGCAAGGATCCGAAAAGCAAGGATTTGCAGCGTCTGTGAGTTGCCTGCTTTCACCACGAAGGGCTAGCAGACATGAGGCCAGGGTTTGATCGTGCCCCTGGAACGATGGGATAGCGACGATTTGCATCAACTCGCGGTGCGACAAATGACGAGGCATAACGGAGCGGGGCGTAGCAGAGTTCTGTGTTGCAAAACTGCGCTCCGAAGGTATCCCCTTCTCGATTCATGCATCTGCGGAAGGAGTTGAGGTGCCGGTTTAATCGTGCCCGGCGGACGATGGCATAGCTCTACATAGCGGGGCAAAGCGAGACGATGTTCGGCTGCGTTCAGACTTGCATTGCTCAACTCGGCACTGCGATGTGACGTTGACTGGGACTTACACCTTTCGGATGCCCAGCTCGTCACGCTGCCAGCTCTTGAAGCACGGAAGAGAAGCGACCGTATCTGGGACGCCAGGTGCCTAAGCCTTCAAAGCGTCCCGCTGCGTTAGTAATCCGTTCAAGAGAGTCGATGCTGATTCGATCGTCATCGACTGTGACGTTGAAGGTGCAAGACCAGTCAGGAATAATGATGCGAGTACACCAGTTGGTGACTTTTTGTCTCACCACAGGGCTGGTGTTGACGAACTTGCTGTCTTGAAGCATCTCTTCTGCGGTATTCGGACCGTCGAACTCAATTTCGGGATTGTTTTCGACAATCAGGGCGCGTTCTACCTCTTTACCGAGCTTGAAAGCTGTTGCTCCGTTACGAAGACAGCGTTGAAAGTTTTGTCCCGGCATATAAAGGTTTTCAAACCCTTCGAACGAGACTGAGTTTTCAGTGTCGTCAATAATAACTTCGCCATCTTTACCCCAGTAGCCAGAGTAAACCCAGTCAATGACACGAAGGTTTTCGTGATCTTTGTCTGCTTTAACTCGTTTGCCGGTGAAATGCTTTTTAATTTTGGCTCCTTTGCTTAATGGATCGGAGCAACGATTGTTGGAAAGAAGGAGTTGTGACTCGCCATTAACTGTAATGGCAAACCGTCGAATAGCCATGAGCTTTACGCTGTTTAAGTGAACCCTTAACGGGCGTCCCTTGCGGACATCAATAAATTAGCACAGCAGTAACCAAGGGTCTATGCCTTGTGCCTGTGCGTCGGTTGGCACAACCACTTGCCAGGGTTTGGTTCGTAGGTAAATTAGTCTTGGGAAGGAGCGTCTATGGAAGCGCCTGAGACAGTTACAACATTCATGGAGGACGGTTGCGTCTCAGTGACTGTCGGTAATCTGACTGGGGTTGTTTCGAGTGCTCATCTCGTAGAGCCCAAGGAAAATCAGCTCCGTCAAAGGTGGCTGGAAGAAAACGCCATTCATGACGATTGATCCACAAGACGCTTTGGCCTCACTGCGTCAATGGCAGCTAGAGCAAGACAACTCAGGAAGATTCCGTGTTTACAGGGATCAACATGGGCAGATTTACCACTCTGTCACCCATATCCTGAAGAACACCGCCCCTCAATCACAGAAGGATGCTTTGGAGCGCTGGTCACAACGTGCTGGCAGCGGTTTGGAGCGTGACCTTGCTTGTGACCGTGGCACCGTTGCTCACGAGCATTGCGAGTATGTACTTAAGACCGCAGCAAAGTTGGCTCGACAGAGCGCTAACAAGAAGGGTTCATGGAAGATCTGGGATGATGGATTGGCTCGACCTCCTAAAGCAATCACCAGTTGGGCACTCAAGAAAGCGAAGGAGAGTTCGCCAAAGGTTGCATGGCCAGCCCGTGAGTACGCCAGAGGTTTATCCGACTGGTTGGTGAGCGGAAGCGTAACGGCCATTCATGCGTCAGAGTTCAGTGTCAGCAGTGACGAAGGGTTTGCTGGAACGGCAGACGCTTTGATCGACACGCCATTGGGTCTAACGATTTGCGATTTCAAAACGACAAGCCGTGAGACTGACAAGCCAGAGGCATGGTTGAAGGATCATCAGGACCAGCTCGGTGCTTACAGCCTTGCCCTACGTGAACGAGCCGGGATCCGTGTTGCTGCTGGAGCGGTGGTTATTGCGAAGCCAAACGGCAATGTCCAGCTACGAATGCTGTCGGAGTTAGAGATGAGAGGTTGTGAGGCCAGGTGGACGGAGCGAAACAACCTGTATAAGGAGATGTTGCTAAACGGAGAAGTGTTTTAGTGGAGGAAGCGTTAGAGCTGATCTATCGCGGTCAATGCAATGTGGCGGTGAAGGCAAAAGAAATAGGCGTCTCAACTGAAGAGCTGAAACGCCTGTTTCGGGTTTATGCGATGCAACGCCCTATCGATGAGGATGTTTGGCGCGGAGACGTGGAACTAGGTTGGCCCTGGGTCTGAAACGCACTCCTCCATGGCTCTACGTTCGTAGTGCCGCTTCAAGCGCAGGCAATCATTGGCGCGGACAAAGTTGCCCTGTTCTTCAAAGATGACTGCTCTAGCCGTCTCATAGCGGATTGCTTTAGGCAATAGGTCTGTTGGAACGCGGGTTCCAGCAGCGGAGAACTTGTTGCCGTTAAGAATGCTGCTCATGATGTAAACGACCAGAGAGGTCGGGGCAGTTGGGCTAAGTATTCGATGACCTTTTGGAACGTCAGTGAATACGTCTCTCCATGGTCAGCGAAGACTTTGCAATCAGTTTCGCTACGAATCAAGATCAGGTCAGGTTCACCTTCATGTTTGTAAGGATCTTCTGTTTGGATCAAGATGTAGGGATCAGTGCCCCATATATCTGAAGTAGAGCCTGGCTGTGGGCCAGCAGTCCAACTCAAGATGACTGGATCATGTGGACGCAGCTGCTCTTCAAGATGTTTGAGCGTTGGAGCGTAGGTTTCGACGATGTTCATCAGTATTGAGGCGTTGGGTCGTAGTTGAGTTCGTTTTCAAGTTGAGGGATGACCTCATCTTCGAGAAGGGAGCGCATCGAATGAGTCAAGTGTTCATCCATTTGATGACGCCTGTCTTCACGAGCGATGACACCTTTAAGGATGTCGAGAGCGCGTTGGATTTTGTCGCACTCATATTCTTGAACTGGGCGGTAGTGATACATCACCATTCGACCTCTTGAATGAGTTGGTTGAGAGTCTTGAGAGATTGGAGACTGGAGAGTTGGCGTTGACCATCGCTGAGACCCTTCTGCAAGGCTTCTGGGTCGGCAGTACGGACAACTTGCTCCATCTCTTGCTGGACGAGCTTGAAGCAGAACTCAATACGTTCTGCGGGGTTGTACCCCAGGTGGTTTGACGCTCTGGACTTCTGCCCACCGAGGATGAGGCAGAGGAGTTGATTGATGGAGCGGTCGCAATCTTGGCGGGTAATCACTGGTACTGGAGGGATTCGATAAGGATGGTCAGGTCTGGATCGGAGTAGTCGTACTCAACGGGCATGAAGAAGTCAGACTCCTTGCCGTTGAGGGTTACACCGTCCTGATGGGTAAGCCCGATGCAGTTTCCATCAGGCGTGTAGAAGATGTTGAAGCCACCGCGTTCGTTGTATTTGACAACGTAAGCAGTGGTTGACCAGCAGACGGTTTGGCCGTTGAGAACGGCTGCTTTGATGGTTTGTAGGTCCATTACTTGAGGTTGCGGTTACGTTCAGCGGCGTCAGGAATCGAGTCCAGGAAATCCTGGAACTCGGCCTGACGTTCTCGTTCTTCGATCTCTTCGTCTGACAAGGGCGGCCAAGGCTCTTGATATTCGGACGGAAGCAGATCGTCGATGTCGTCTGTGCGGATAGTCATGTCACTAGAAAGATCGTGAATGGTGGAGCCTGGGTTTGCATCAGCCCAGGCTTGTAGGAGAGGATCGGTCATTGGAACGGTGTGAGACAAACGTCTCAGAACTTTTGAGACAGGCCACCCATACGGGCAAGCCTTTCGTATTCACGGACAAGACGTGAGAAGTCTTGAACGTTGCCGTCGCTGTAAGCGTCAATGAGCATCTGGCGGGTCATGCGCATAAGAGCGTCACGATCCTCCAGGCTGATCATTGGAACGGGATCAGCTTCGATTGTGAGGTCTTCAAGCTCGCGGCTTTGGTCTGCCTCATCCACGTCACGGTAAGCTGTGGCGCGGCTGAGGTGATACTTGCGTTGAAGCGTTGAAGCAACGTCCGCTTTGCGGAAGCCAAGATCAAGAAGGCGCTTAGCATTGAGCTGATGCGCTTCCTTTAGTTCATTGGAACGTTTCATAGGATGATGAGATTGGAGCGGAGCAAGCTGGGCTTGACTCCACTGGTTAAAATCTTACAGGAACAATCCACCAAAGGCAACGAACCCATTCATGACTCAGCCAACGAAGACCATTCATTTCTGCCCTGATGAATGGGCGCTCCTCCTGGAGGCTCTCCATTCATACAAGGACACCAACGACGGTCGAAAGGTTGCCGGTCGCCTTAACTGGGTTCGAGCCAAGCTGGAAGACTGTCGTTCTGAAGAATGCCTTATCCGGCTTAGCGCATAAAAAAAGGCCCCTCAATCGGGGCCATCAAACATATTTAGTGTGGAGCGGGGAGTGTATCCCATCACTTCACATAGTTCATCGTACATAAAAGCTGGAATGTTGCTGTAACTCCATTTTTCAATGGCATTCATTCCAGCGTGCAATGCGTCAGCATCCACTCTGTTGTCGATGTAAACACCGGAACTGTAGTGATGCCCATTCATGGCGTCCATGTGCTTATGCCAACGCTTCAAATAAGAAGCGCCCAGCTGTAAGCATTGCCCCCAGGTGCAGGACTTATGCTGATAAGTCCAGATAAAATTTTCTAATAGTTCATTCATAAGAAAAGCCCCGGCGATTAAGCCGGGGGATAAGGTGCATCAGCAACAATCCAATAGTATCCGTCGGAATCATATCCGGCGCAAACTATCATAATTCCCCATTCATTCATGGGGCTGTTTTCAATCAACTCCTGGGCGGCGTTTCTGTGATTTTCCCATTCACTAGAACCGTAGTGTTTAGGAATAATCCGCCGCCATTTAGTTGTTGAATCCCTTTTATGCTCAGCAACATAACGGGTTCCCCGGTTATTAGTTGGAGCCAATAACCGGGTTTTGATGATCGGACCCTGAATAATTTTCATTCAATACTCCAGGTCGTAACCGTCGAACCATTCACCCGGTTTTCGGGTTTCTGGATTCTTGCAATGCTGCTGAGCTTCTTCAAGCGTCAAACCGCGCTTGATAACGCGGGCTTGCTTGTTGATGTGTGGAGCGTAGAATCGCTTGATGCAATAAGTTTCCATGATAAAAAAGGCGATTAAATAACATTCAAAAAAGCCATTCATAACGGCCATTCATTTCGGCCATTCATAATCGCCATTCATAACCGCTAGAACTAAAAAAATGGAACGGAAAAAAGCCAGGGTTGTATATAAAAAAGATAGAAAAGAAGGCCGGAAGATTAACTTCCGACCGTAAAATCAAACCCGAATTGTTCACATAAAAGAGTCTCGAATTGTTCGAGAACTTTTAACTTTGAACCCTTTAGGTTGAACTCTTTTTTGATGATGGAATAAGCTGTCGGACGATGTGAACTCATCCGCAAACCTTTTGTTTCCATCTTGAGGCCCTGGCGGAGCATCAGTAAGCGATAACGTGGGACGCTATCGCCGGTGATGACATAACCGCCATTCTCGAAAGTTTCAACGGACATGATGATTAGTGGCGATTGGTTGGAACTAACCGCAACAACCAAGAGTGAACTTGATCGGTGCAAAGCTCCAGTCGTTCATTGTCAAGAATTTGATACTTTTCCCGCAAATAATACATTGCGGCTGTTTTCAGTTCTTGACTGACTGGGGCGTCAGTTTCGTGCAATAGATGAATAATGCCGGGAATTAAATCCCGGCGAAGATCAACTATTGCTTCATGTTCTGCTGTGCTGAATGATGCCATGGTTGCTGAACTCGGTTGTAACTCTGTGTCCCTGAATGTGAGAATCCCGTAGGATTATCTTTTGGGACGTAAAAGAAAAGACCAATAAGTGAAAGAAAAGCCACCGCGATCAATGACCGGGTGGCATAAGTTTCTAAGCTCATTGTTCTGCCTTTGCTGTTACTTCCTTTTCAGCGATGGCACCTTGCACCGCAGCCCCCAGGGCCTTGAGGTCATCCACGTCCCAGAATCGAACTGAGTTGCGGAACCACTCGACACCAACGGAACCGCTGGCGTGTGAGGAGTAGTAGTCACCCAAGGCGTCTTGGAGCTTTCGCCAATCCATGCTCTCGATCTGAATGATCTCGGAGCCCTTTGGGTCGGTAACCCGTAGCCGGTTGAAACTGAAGTTCAGCTCACAGCCGGTAGCTATGAACGATGTAACCACGGTTTTCTGAATAGCCATTTGAATGAGTTGAGTGAGTGGGCTTTTGGCTTCGTTGGGTGTGGCCTATGTGGCCGTGTGATTGCCAACAACTATTGGCGCGCCTAGGATGTTACTCCCAGACTGCGTGCAAAAGTGTTAGAAACACTCCCAACGCTAAATGTTATCCAGTTGTCAAGGTTGTGGCGAAGTGGCATATAGCTCCGCCCACAAAATAATTATATCAGAACATCTATCATGTATCACTGCAAAGATGTTACTTTGTTGCATTTGTTGATATACCTAATAATGTAGCAACCGATACAGACAGGGGGCGGTGTTGCGGTTTACACTTGCCGTAGCAACAAGCGAGTACCCGCCATATATATCCGCTAAACAGTATTCGTGTAATAAAAAAGCCCCCTAAGTGGGGGCAGGGGTCTGAAGTTGTGAGCGTGGGGATCAGTCGCCCTTATCTTCGATGGAGATCTTAAGTTCAGGCGCTTGAATGTTGACGGTTTCAACGGACTCACCAATCACTCGTCCGATGGAGTCGAGCACTTGGCTTGCGGTTTGCAGTTGCCCTTTCTTCAAAGCCTGATTGAAGAGTTTGGTGCGCATGTGCTGCAACCGCGCCAACATGTTCTCGCGGTCAGATTGCCAGTCTTCATCAACCAGCTTTTTGACTTCTGCCCAATCGCGCCAAGCGGTATTGATTGAGATCTGTTCTTTCTCTTTGTGGTCGTACACGAGAGCACGTGCCGACAGTCCATCAAGCTGCCGACGATAAAGACGCCGAATGCGGTCTTCTTTTGCTTGTGTGGTGCGGTCCGTCAGAGGTTCAGGCATCAACCTATCGACGTTTTTTCAGATAATAACTGCCTGCCCTGCGTTCTGGCACGTCCAGAAGGGGGGTAGGGGTTGAAAACCTGTGTAATGTAATAGCCATGAGCGTTACAACAGAGCCCATAAACCTCAGATGGGCACAAGGTCAGGTTTATTCGAGCGAAAAACGCTTCCGAGTCTTGGTTGCAGGCCGCAGATTCGGCAAGTCGTACCTGTCTTGTGTTGAATTGGTGCGTGGAGCGATTGAAAAACCGGGCGAAACGTTTTTTTATTGCGCTCCGACTTATCGGATGGCGAAGGATATTGCGTGGCGAGCGTTAAAAAAGCTGGTTCCAAAGGTCTGGATCAAGACCAAGAACGAGACGGACCTCAGGATTGAGCTAATTAACGGTTCAACGATCGAATTGAAGGGTACTGAGAACGCAATGGCGCTTCGTGGTCGGAGCTTGAGCGGCGTTGTGTTGGACGAAGCGGCATTTATGGACCCTGAGGTCTGGTTTGAGGTTATTCGCCCTGCACTGGCGGATAAAGAGGGTTGGGCGTTGTTTATTTCGACGCCAGACGGTACAGCTAGTTGGTTTTATGACTTGTGGTGTTGTGTTCCAGAGGATGAGACCGGAGATTGGCAGCGATGGTGCTACACAACCGTTGAAGGAGGAAACGTCAGCAAG